CGATGGCGGCTTCCTGTTTTTCCGCACTGAAATCCCAACCCTCGGTGATCTGAGACAACACCTTGTAGGTCAGTCCCTGCCATCCGATCAGGCAAAAATCCATCAGTTTGAGATTGAAAACAACGCTGTCGAAGCCGGCCTTTTTTTTCTTGCGAAGATTTACGTCACGGTCATGTTCTGCCGCCAGCGCCATGGTGTCACGCCTGCTGGCATGTCTGACCCTGACAACGAAACCATCGCCCCAATCGGCATTGATCTCTTTGTTAACTACTGCTAATTTGACGCCTTTTATCATGCTGTTTCTCCTTACTTAGTCGAATATCAAGCTGACCTCATCGTCCAGAGCCGCCGTCGCCAGGGCTTGCAGCGGGAGACCAAGCATTCGCTCCATGTCGCCGCTTAAATCCGGAGAATCGGCCTCACAATTAGGCAGTTCCAGGCGGTAGCGCTCCCCAGCCGTGTTTCCTGATGGCAGCTTCACTCCGATAGCAACCTGATTGACACTGTCATATTCGTAGTCGCCGCCGTCCTCATAGAAAAAACGTTTGAGGTTTACGCTGACGGTCCGCTTGCCGTAGGCGATGGCTGACGGAAACCAGGTGTTGTCTTTTTCGTACAGGGCATGAATCCCGTTATCGATTTCGACGCTGGCCTCTGTGATGGCCAGGTTGGCATAAGCACCCTCGCCTTTTGCCATCTGGGCCAGACCAAACGCCCCCAAAGTAGTTACTCCGGCGCTGGTTATCGCTGGCGTCCAGCCCTTAACCACGGCGTTGGCCGCCTGGGTGGTAACTACGCCCCCAGTAATGGTCAGAGTGTTGGTTGCGGCTGTGATGGCGGAGATGACGTACCCTGCCCCGTCGTTGTCATCGGTCCCGACGACGATCTTGGCCCCGACGTCATAGCGCTTGTAGGCGTCAGCCGTCTTGAGTACGATAGCCGTGATCGGAGACCCAACGGTCCCGGTAATCTCGGCATTGAGCATGTCGGTGCCAGCTCTGTACTTCCGCAGAAACCCGCCGCTCAGAGATGTCTTGCCAATGGCCTGCTCTCCGGTTTCGGCAACTATTGGGAAAGTAGCCTTGCTGATGTAACAGCCGGTACACAAAGAAACCTCGTGACCGTCCTTGACTAATGCCGAAAACGTTACCACGGGGTCGCCTACTTCTGCCGGGTCATAGGTGACGCTGGTCTCTGAGACCACAGTTTTTTTCCCCAGCAATGACTCGTAGATAGGGTCTCCAATCGGGGCCGTTCCGGCTGTTCCGCTGGGCCTGACCTTCATTTCAAAGCTAAAGTCTCCGGGCAGATATCCGGTGACGTCACGCCCGGTCCTGGAGTAAGACATGACCTTCTCGTTGCTGTCAACTTTTTCCGGTTTTTGTTTGAACTGGGCGTCACCGATCACCGGCACGAAGTCGGCGGCAGCCGGCCACGCTGCGGTGTTCTGCGTGGTTTCTCGCTTGACCCACAGCGCTTGATCCATCCCTAGTGCAATGGTAGCCATTATTCACCCCCTTTGGGTTTTTTCTGTTCTTTTGGTGGTTCGGGTTGCCGGTCTTTTGGTTCAACGAATCCCGGTTCTCTGAGCAGCAACACGGCGATGCGGTCCTCGACCTCGTATGTCTGTCCGATGAAAAACTGACCGATCTTGAGATATCTGATCTTCTTCATCGGCCCCATATACTTGATTTTACGCATTGGTTATTCCTCCAAAATTAATAAATTGAATCCGATTGCGGCCTTAAACTTGTTGACATCTGCCGTCGGATAATCGACGACGCCCAGGAGATCTGTCACCCAGGCACCACGCACACCGGTGGAGCTGCTATATCCGGTCTTGTTGCCGTGAAGCAAGGTGATCAGGTCGGCCTGAAGCTTGAGAAGGCCAGCAGATGAGTCTGTCATGACTCGCTCTTCGTCCCAGATGGCCTGGAAGATGCTGATTTCAAAGCGGTGCGACTGCAGAGCCAGGATATAGCCTTTCTCATCTGACAGGCCGCCACCCTGGTACACGATAACCACCGACGGCTCGTCATGGATGTTTGCGTAGAGATACGCGACTCGACTTGCCATCACATAGACACGGTCTCCGTATCCGGTCGCCCCTGCTTTTATCTTGGCCTGCAGGTCTGTTGTTACTGTTTGCAGGCTCATGATTTGAACTCCTGAGCCAAAATCATTGGCAGTTCACGCTCGAAGCGCTTGGAGAACGTCATGAACTCTGTAGGCGGTATCACGATGTGAGTCTTGGAACGCTTCAAGTGTTTTCCGATGTGATGCAGGTACGCCCGCATTCTCGGTGTTATCTTGATTCGGGCCCCGAAATGCTGGACGGCGGCAATGTTCACGCCTTTGGATTGCTTGACGGCAACCACCATGGCGCTATCTCCGCTGACCTCAGGATGGATGGACTGGGCTAATGTTCCGGCGTCTCGGAGGCGCTGTCCGCCTTCACGCCAGGCCAACGGGGGCCAGGCTCTGCCGATATTTGCGCCTCTGGTACTGATGTTGCGCTTGATGTCCGCTGCGCCAGCGTTGCCGATGGACCTCAGATAGGCCTTGCGCTCCATGGCGTTTTCCCAGCGGTCCAAGCCCGGGGTCGTAGTGGTGGCTGAGGTCTTGACTTCCATCATTCACCGCCGAGCAGGGTGTCGGGGTCAAAGGCCCTGTCCTCATAGTCAGCGGACAGGCATGCCGAGGTGTCAAGGGACTGGTCGACATCTGGAAGCACGGCTTTGCCGTCCCGAATGTTTTCCAGCCAGGTCCGCCATCGCGCGGCCTTTTTTGTAACGGTTTCGGGGACTGAGTCTCGCCTGTCGTATAGCCAATCCAAAGCCAGAGCGATGGAGCAGAACTTGACCTCATCGGGAACAGTAAGTAAGGGGAGGGAGTACCTCACACGGAGGCACCCCTCTATTTCGGCGTCAGCAGCAGCTATCGCAGCGGCGACGACCCCGGCGACCGGCACCGTAGTCCCGTCGGTTAGCTCGATGAGCGTCTTGGTTTTACGGGCTAGCTGCAGGTCTGCCAGGGTACAGTACGCCATTTATTTCCCCTTTTTCTTTTTCGGTTTAATTGCCTTTGGCTTCTCGGCCTCGATGACTTTTTCCGGTTTGGCCTCAACAACCTCTACGATCACGGCCGTTTCAACCGGCACTACGCCCACATTCCCAGTCTCGCAGAGCTCGATATAGCCCCGAGTCAGTAGGCGCTCAATCGTTTTGGTTATGCGGTCCAAACGCCTCCAGTTTCGGGTCACAGTCATGCACGGACTGGCGATCAGCATGCGTTCGTGCGGGCATCGAAGCGTCAACCTGATTTCGTACATCTTGGGCCTCAGGTGTTGTCGACCTTAGCGATCAGTGCGGGGTGACCCATGCCGATGTTGTACCTGGCGTCGCCGCCGTAGTACACCATCCCGGTGTGAAAAATCGTGGCCTCGCTATCCTCCCAACGAAACTTCCAGTTCTCCCGGTTCTGCAACACAAACGGCTTCATGGGGCGGCTGGTAATAACTGGATACCAATCGTTTCCGGTCAGTTCGCCGCAGGCGATAGGTTCGGCCTGGTCAAAGAGATCGTTTGTTTCGCCGCCAGCATAGGTCGGCATTTTAAAGCGCAGGCGCATGACGGCTTCCAGGGCCGGACTGTGCAGGATCACGGGCTTTCCGATGTTGCGGATCAGCGGGTGACCGTTGCGCTTGGTGATGGCCTTGGCCATGGCGACCCAGGCATTGAAATCCGTAGCGATGTTTGCCGCCGTGACGCCAGATCCGCTCAGCAGGTTGTCGAAGCTGCCGCCGTTCTCCAGAGGGTGATCGTTGGCAAAGAGTGCCTTGCCGTCAAAACACAGCGCAGATTCGCCCAGAGCCAGAACGTCGAACATCAGCTCGTCGAAGTGCTCAGCGGCGGTCAGTGCCATGCCGGGGATCATCGGGGCAACGATCTCGGGATTGTCGTCAAGCTCTTTTTTCTTGAATCCCAGAGTTGTTTCAAAATGGCGGTTCTTAATGATGAATTCCCACTTCTTGAGGCCCTCGATGGATCTTTCGTCAAAAAACTCCTTGACTTCGGGCATCTGGCCCAGCCATTCGTGGGTTTCGGAAGCTGAGGTGCTTGGTACCTCTATGCAGAGGCGGTTTGACAGCAGGCCCTGACGGGCTTCGTCGATGGCCTTGAAGGTCTTGGTTTGTGTCGCTCGTTTGTATTCGGCGGTTAGTCCTAACATTTTTGTTCTCCTTAGGTCGCGTCAGCGGCGTCAACCCAGACGGTGCCGTTGTGTTTGAGCACTTCACCATTAGCGGCTGCTGTGATGGTGACGTCTGACAGCTCAGATATGGCGGGCATTTTGAAGGTGGCGTTGAGGCAAACCCAGACGTTTGTTGCCGACTTCACCTCTGCGATACGGCCCATGCACACGCCGTAAGCGGTTTTCGTGATGCTGATCGTGGCGTCGTCGACGATCCAGGCCAGTTTGCCAATATCGGTAATCGCGGCTCCGGTTGTCGCCATTGGGTAGCTGACGTTCTTGATGTGGACCTCACAATACAGAGCCCCGTTGGCTCCCAGGGTGTTGTCGCACTCCTCAAGGGCAACGCCAGCAAAGACAAAGCCAGTGGTGTTTGCTGCAGGGGCAAGATAGCCGCTTGCGTTAAAGCAGACAGCGGCCCCCTTGTAGATGTGGACCCCGGTTGCGACTGGGTAAGATACCCGGTCACCTGTTTTGTGGGATTTCATTGAGTTTTCGGCTAATGCGGTCATGTTTTCCTCACTTGGTGATCACGGGGCGGTATTCTTCCATGTCCCCGTAGTTTTCGACGTCTTTCTCGGTCAGGCCAAGAAGCTTGTCGGCCTCGGTCAAACCCTTCTGTCCGGGCTGCCGGTCGTTGCCAGATGTGGCCTGTTCGCCGAAAGTCAGAACGGCGGGCCGCTTGGCCACGTTGTCCTTGAGTTTGCCACGGGCCTCGTCTCCGAGCTCCATATAGAGGTTCACGAACCCGTCTTTTTCAGCGGGGGCCATTTTGGCGGCTTTGACCTGGGTGTCGCAGAACTGCTCAACCTCGGCCTTCGCAGCCTTGTCAGCAAATTCACGCACAGAGCTTTTCAGGCCGGTGTTTTCGGTCTCCAGCTCCTTGATGCGATTCTGATTGACACTGACCTTGTCGGCAAACTGGGCCTCGATGTCCTTCTTTTGTTTATCGAGGGCAGCAGCCAGCAGGGCTTCGTGCTGTTCCTGAGTGTAATTCATAGTGTTGTCCTCCTTGGACTCGTCTTGATAGATGGGCATTCCGTCCGGGTTTGGATGGTTGAGGTTGATCTCGGCGGCAAGCTGAGTGATGCTGAATTCAGGGATGATCTTGTCGGCAGACTCGGCCCCCACCCGTTCAATCAGATCGTTTTTCAAGTTTCTGAGAACGGAGGACAAGTCTTTTTGCCTCCAATTCAATTCACTGATGGCTCGCAGCTCAACCTCCGAGAACTCGCCGTCAACGTCGGCAAACACGAGATCCGGCATACCCTTGATCCGGGGAGGCATACCGCCCAGAAACCCGATGTGACGCAGGACCTTTTTCCCGGTGCCCTCGAAGTCGGTGTAGAAGGCTATGCTGCGCTTTTTGAAGACCTGTTTTTTCAGCATTTCGGCAAACTCAGGCAGCAAGGCCATTTCGGCAAGCAGATCTTTGCCTTCTTTCCACAGCTTCGAAACCCAGCCATAGGCCGGGGAATTGTCTTTGGGATGTCCTACGCAGACCGGGGGTTCATGAACTGATGCGTCGAAATTGGCAACCAGTTCGTCAATGTTCCCATCGGTCAGATCGGGATGAACGGATGCAACCACGCCAGATACAAATACCGGCCCTTCCTCTCCAAACAGATTCGCCCATTCTGTTTTCATGCCCTCATGATAGAGGGATAAAAAAGGCTTTACCTCTGGCGTTTTGTGGTGTTTTAGGGTGTTTTAGGTAGGTTTTTTTTGAGAGAGAATTATTTTTGTTGCTTTTCTGAGATTGGCTTGTTGTCAACTACCTGCCTGCCAACCTTTGAATAATCGGGGAAAATATCAACAAGTACCCCCTTTTGGGCTCTCTTGAGCTGTTCGTCACGCTCTTTTATGTAGTCGTACTCTGGTTTTTTGTTTTTCATTCTCTATCTTCCCACATATATTTAACATATTTTTTGTATTTTGCAACAAATCTTCTAATGACCACAAACGCATGTCTTTCGTTTGCCCAGTCTATAGACGCTTTTCCAGCAATTACGTTTTTTGTAAAAACCAAAAAAACTTTTTTATCAATATTCAGCAAGTCGGCACACATGGCGTCCGCCATTGATTGTGGTGATTGGTTCAAAAACACATGACTGCCCTTCCCGAACGGTCCTCCACCAGTAATTGCTCTGATTTCCTTGATTCCATGAACAAGTGTCGTGCATATATCGGCCGTTGAAAAGCAGCTACCGCTGGGGTGGTTGTGGAGCAATATTTTTGTTTTATCCAAAATGTTTGGGTTTTTTGAAAAATCAACCGTGTTGCGGTCTCCGTTTTTTTCCAACACAACCTGGTCGTTGTGCCCGATCAAAACCGCCCTTTCGTACGCATTTTTTGTTTTACGCAGAATGTCGTAGCTCTTTTCTTTGATCAAGACGTCAATGGGGATGATTTCGCCTTTTTTACTTTTCACTTTTTCTGGCAAGTCGCCAAGCTCCCGAATCCGTTCCTCTTTTTTTTTGACCAATTTGCCGAGAAACCGCTGGTACTCATCCATAGTCCTGGGTGTCTGGCGGAAGTCGTCAGGTATGCCCCCGGTCTCAGGTGTCCCGGTCTCCTTGACTCCCAGCTCTTTGACATCGTACTGGGTCAGTGGCAGAACTGTGCACCTGCACTTGTAATGGTTCAGCGGCCTGGCAACATTCCAGACCGGGTCGCCTTTTTTCCGCTTCATGCCAAAAAACGGCCTGCAGATCTCCGATTCTCTGCCGTCGGGGACGCCGACATACTCGTATCCCCAAACCCATGGGTCGTCTTTCGTGGCCTCATCGTTTGCGATCTCGTAAGAGCTGCCCATGTTGGTCCGGTATATGGTCTCTAAGTGATGGCGCTTGAGCGGGGTCACGCCGTGGGCGTCCCAGATGGCCGGGAGCGTGTCAACCCAGTCCCGAAACACCAGGCCGTTGTTGACTGCAGCAGCGAGGCTCTCTTTGATGGCAATGATGGCGTTCAGGCGCTCAATGCGCTGAATTGAAAACGTACAGGCCTTGATCTTGCCTGATGCCGCCTTGAACTCAACGGGGCTGATCACGCCCTTGCCCCTGAGCACCTGCATGGCTTCATCGAATGTCGTTAGGTCATAGGGGTTCTTGTCGTCGAATTCGAGGCCCCTGACCTTCGCCTTGGTTCGATCAATGACGGCCTTGACCTTTGCCCTTCCTGCCAGATATGCGAGTGTCATGGCCTTTTCAGTGAGCCTCTGAAATGCGGGGTCCACCGGAGGCAGGCTGAGGTAGTCGCCAAATCCATCCATCTGATTCCTAATGGCTGCGTTCCAGGATTTTACCTGTAGGGTAAAGATGTCCGTGGCGATCAGCACGGCACGCTCTTCATATCGGTCAATGTCGATCATTTCACCTTTCGCAGGTCCTCCATGTACAGCCGGATCTGTTCCTGCCTGACAACCTCAGAGGCGGTCATGCCATCACCAATTGCCGGCAATGGCGGAGCGGGTGGCACCAGAACCTTTTCTCCTTCGCCAGGGATAGGGATGCCGAACTTCTCGTGGATCCAGCTCATCGGCACTCCATCAAACCCAGCCCCAACCAAAGTACTAATCACTTCGGCCAGCACCTTGCGGTCCTCGGTGTCGGGCCTGACAATGCGCCACTTGGGATATGAGCCAACATCAGGGAAATTGAAATCAACCAGGGGTTTGATCAGCTCGTCATTGACGAAGGTTTCCAGCATTGTGATATCTGCGGACAAGATATCCATACGGACCCTCTCGTGGACCTTCCCCAGAGAGTAGGATCCCCCGGAATCACTGACATTCGAGCTCAGCGTCTGGCCCAGAATGGCAATGGCCATGGAGTCATCGAGGAACTTGATAAAGCCCTCATAGCTGGCCAGGGCTCCGGCATGGTTGGCCTCTTTCAGCACGATCTCGACGCCTTGCGGCGTGATAATAGATGGAGCACTGGTCTTGTGCACCGTGGCAATAAAAGACTCCACAACTTCTCTGACCTTTGATCCAGGGTTGCTGAATTCGTTGTCCGGTATCGTGGCATGGGTGATCGGAGCCCCGAAGCGCTCGGTGGATATGGCCCAGAACTTCACGCCGTGCCGCTTCATGTACCAATACCAGTGGACGTTCTGATACAAGGCATGGCCCCATGGCTGATTGTTCTCCGGCATGTGCGTAAGCACAGTGAATTTGAGGCCGTTGGCGGCTTCTTTGGCCGCCCAGCCGTTCTCAAGCATCAGGGAATATTCACCTGATGTTTCTTTTTTGAAACTGAACCGGTCTTGAGTCCAGTTTTTGAGCTTGGCGTAGACAAAGCGCCCGCCCTGCTCCTCCCAGACCTTCTCTACCACAGAAAAACCACAGGGAACACATGACATCAAGCCGTAGATCGTGTTGTGGAACCCACGCAGGCCAGAGAAGACTTCACGCACGAAATCGGCCACCTGGTCGTCCCCGACGATCTCCCTCTTGAGACTGAGTAGGGCAAGCTTGCGGGTCTGCATGAGACCAAACAGCTTGAGGTCGTAGCGCTCCATCTCTTTGGCGGCTTCAGCCACGCCTCCACTGGTCCTGAATTTCTCGTAGAAGTCATTGGGGTTGCTGTCCAGCTCGTAGGCGAACGACGTTGCGTCTTTGTCTGCATGAACTCCGAGCGGCGGGCGCCGCAGCTTCTCGGCAAAGCGTTTTACAATTCCCATGGGTTCTCCTTAAAAATCAAAGTGGTCGAATCTCTTGCCGTGGATCACGGGGGCAGAGGCGCAGATTCCACGCCTGTGTGTATAGATCCCGTATCGCGTGGCGTCCATGCCGTGGTTGAAGGCGTCCACGGGAACGGCCAGGCTTTGCCCGCTTTTGTCCTCCGAGTACTTGTATCGGCCCTTCTCCCTGATCAGGTTCTCCGAACCATCGACGACGTGGATCTTGAGGGATTTGAGATAGTCAATCCCAGCCCTGACACTGTCCGGCCCTTTTTCGGCTGGTTTAGCATTGAGTCCAGCGTTACTGAGCTCCTGGATGCTCTTGGGCTCAGCGCTATCGCAGTAGATCGGCTGGTGCCTCTGTACGCCCTTAGCCTTGATCAATCGCGCAAGATCGGCGTTAGTCAGGCCGGTTTCATAAATCAGCTCCTCAATCCAGTACTCGTCGGCCTTGCGATATATCCGCACCACGGCCGCAGGGTCAACGCTGTAGCCAAAATCCAGCCCATAAAAGATATCGTCGTACCACGCCAAATTGTCTGTCGGCAGCTCCTGGACATCCCAGTTGTAGATTATGCCCTTAGCCAGGGCCCATTGACCCTCGACGTAGATCTTGCGGTAAACCGGATCGACGATTCGATCGAGCTTTTGCTTGTACTTCAATCGCACCAGGTTTATGGGATTGTCGCGCCACGTGGAATGATGGACAGTGGCGTTCCGCCAATAATCCTTGTATTCCGGTTTTTTGTCGTGGAATATCTCTTTTATCCATGGAGCGGCGGCCTCGTCCGGATTGAGAGCCATCATCATTTGCAGGTAATGGCCTGTAGGCTCTCTGAGTCGGAGGTCGAGCTGCATGAAGTCGTAGATCGTAAAGTCAGTGGCCTCATCAAGGGCGAAACTCGTGGCTCCCTTCAAGGATTTGATCTTGTCCGAGTCGTCAAGCCCGGTGAAATTGAGCCTGTTTCGTTTAAAATTTTTGTTCCGGAACTCTATGACATGATCGGTTTTGTTGTACGAATACTGGACCCCATTCTGGTCCAGGATGGTGGTCATCACCGGAATTACAGATTTTTTGAGAGTGTTTCCCACTTTGCGAAAGATGAAAAAATTGTGATCGCCTTCCTCGTGACACCGATAGAAAACCTTTCCGCCCAAAAACTCGGACTTCCCAGATCCAGCCCCACCAATGAGAGCCAGATATGGATTCTGGTCATGCAGAAGCGGCGCAAAGCTACTGCCTACTATTAGCCGCATGCCAACCACAAATAGAATAAAGCCAATGCGCTTCATCCATTTTCCTTTTCGCTTTCTTTGGCCAGCCTCTCCTTCCACTGGTCCTCAGTGATCGGATCGATGCTGGTGTTGACAACCACTATTTCCAGCTTGCCGTCAGTCTGGATTTTCCCGGACAGCTCGTGCTCCTGCCTATCTGCCATGCCGCAATTTTTCGCCGCAAAAATAGCCATAATCTGGCTGTACCTCCCAGTTAGACCACCCTCGACCAGGTCGTCCCTGCTTTTCGCCTCTGCCAATTCCCGCAACTCAGCCCCTTCATTCCACTCATAAAACGTTGAAGGGGGGATCCTGGGTATCGACACTTTCGCGCAGAACTTGTCTATACTCGGTCGGTCTGTCTCCTCAATAAACCGTTCGAACTGATCCAGGATGTCATCCCTGTCGTATTCCCTTGGCCTGCCCCGCCTCCCTTTCGCTTGGTCCGTGCAGGCCAGACTGGTTGACTTTCCTTTCTGATTCTTAGACATCGCCTTCATGATACTGGCTCCATCACTCGTTTCCCTCTGTAGTTTTCCTGTGTTTTGTGGTGTTTTGGGTATGTTTTTTTAGGCCGCAGATCGATTGATCGCCAAAAGAAAGGCCTCGACCTCTCTGCCATAGCTCTGGTAATTGTGCCCGACCTTCCTGGAGCCAAGCTTAACCCTAACCTTAACCGCCGTACCAGAGACGACACGGTTAACCAGGAGCCCATCCCTGATCCAACTATAAAGCGTGTCCCTTGATTTGATTCCCAGCATCACCTGAATGCAGCCCAATGAATACCGTTTGTCCGGCTCAAACATCATCGCTCCTCCTTGCTCTCGCTTCCTGCCATTTTTTATAGTATCGGAAAGTCACTTCAAAACGTCCCCCCCCTCTCGCCGCATCGCCTTTGCTGTCGCCTCTTTAAAATCTCGGCAAGTGGAATTCATTGCCTCCACCGCTTGGTCCAAAGACATTGAGTATGCAGAAACAAGGTCTTTAAAAAATCGGTCATCAATTCTATTTCTAAAGTCCATGCGGGCATAATCAATTGGGCCCAGTTTTCCAAAGTTGAAATCATTTGTCAGCGGTAAAATATCATAAGGTTGATCCATCACCCCTCCCCCCTCTCTTTATCT